TCACAAAAGAAAGCGCATTCAATGGCAGGCGTGGGGGGAGTGAAACAACAGGTGGGGGAAATAAAAAAGAGATAATAGTAATTATCTCTTTGCAAGATTGAGAGATTTAGATTTCTAACTGAGGGTCAGGCTGCCCGTACAATATAATTAAAAGCAATATTGCGTGGGCGCATGGTGATCCATATTCCATAAGGATTTTTAAGGCTGGCGGGTAACTGCACCGCTGTCATGCTGTTATCCGTCATTATTGAGGTAAGTTCTCCATTCGCCGGGCTTTTAGCCCCTGCAGGCTGCGCTGCAATCGCTGAGTCAGCGGCAACAAATGCCGTGCCTACAGTTCCTCCTGTCGTTGTTTCATCGTATCCAAAGTAATCCAGCGCAGCGGTTCTGATACCCGTTGCTCCCTGAGCACCATAGATGACTCGACCTGCATCAACTCCTCGCCCATCATCCCAACCACGAATAAATTCGCCTCGCAAATCAGGCAACAAACCCAGCGGATAAACAGCAGCCAGCTTGGGATATTTTGCTTTATCAAACGCGGCGCCATTACATTTTAACCAGCCTGCTGGCGCGGTTGCTGTAGGCCAGGGAAGGGGAATGCCCACCGGCAGATCGTATTGTGGATGTGGATTTGCTGCCGCCACATGCTTCGCCATCAGATCGTCTGCGTAGGCTTTTACTTCAATGACTTTATCATCGACATATTTTCGCGTTGCCAGCACTACTGAAGGATCAATTTTTAGCGTGACAGCCTCGGGGCTGTTTACCACTAAAATCATACGGACGGTTTGTGTTCTGCCGCTCCCCTCCTGGAGTTGTGGTTTATACGTTTCCGGGCAATTGGCGATGGCAATCAGCGTATTGTCCTGATCAAATAACCCAATTTCCCGGATCCAGAATCCTCCCTGATCCTCGGGTATGATTTGCTCGGCAATAATCTGATTGGTATTTTCCGGATCAACACTCAGCGAATTAAGTGCTGCCCGGCGTTTCTCACCAATTAATTTTGTTTGTGCGGGATCGGGGGTGGGTAATACACCACCGCCATCGCCTAGCGCCATTTGAGTCAGACTAAGTTGCGTTCCGAGTGCCGTGGCGTTGGCCAGTTTTGCTGCGCCCAGATTGGTCAGCAGGGCATAGTATTTAGCTGTCATAATTTACTCTCAGGTTGTCGATTAAATGGATTGCTGAACCGGTAAATCCAGCACCGGACGCAGTAATGGTTTCAGGGATATAGGGATAAACGGTCAGCTCTTCGCCGTCGTAGGCGGCTGCGGCAATATAAAAATCACCGGTGACGTCCAGATTGATTGAGAGGCCGATCAAATGGCGGCTACAAGGTTTGGCATCAGCAATCAGACGCTCAAGCTCAAGATACATCTCTTCAGTAATACCCGTTTCAAGCACGCCCACATCGAGCCGAAAAGTGCCGGGATTATCGTGGGTCTGCCACCATTCGGTGATACGGATTAAATAACCGAGGGGTTCCACTACCCGCCGTAATGCGCCAACTGTGCCTTTATGTTTATGCACAAACCAGGCGGCGCGCACGGCAGAACGTTTTGCGGATTCAGTCCAGTTTTCATCCCAGCGGTCGACGGAGAATGCCCAGGCGAGATAGGGCAATAATGTCAGAGGGCAAGTCTGCGGATCCCAGAGTTCGCGCAGAGGAACTTTGAGACGGCCTATTTGCGCTAACGCCTGCGCAGCCGCAACTTCCAGCTGCGTTGATCCCGAAGGCAGCAGCCGATCATTCATCGGATCCTCCGACAGTCAGCGAATACGCAGTACAGAGTGACGCCTGTGTTTTATCCAAAACGATGTCGGCCTGCGGAGCAGACAACTCCACGCGTTGAACCCCTTCAACATGTAAGGCTGCATAAATGGCGGACAGTCTGATATCGCGCCCTAAGCGGCTTTGCGTGTTGATATAAGTTTTAAGCTGAGCTTCTGAAGCCGCACGTACTGGTTCGATTTCTGGGGTGGGTAAGACGTAAAGAACCGCCTCTATCTGATACGGAACAATCTCCGCTGCCTGAACGGTGACACGATCGGCGACCGGGCGAACGTCTTCGTCATTCAGCGCTTTTTCGACAGTGAGCAACAAGTCAGAAGATGCCGAACCATTGTTATCACGGGATAAAATCGTGACGGTTACTTCCGCGGGAGAGGGGCTGATTGCTGAGGCATCCGCCACCCGTCCGTCCGCCGAACGCGCATGATACTCATAGGCGCCTGTCGGACCTGCGACGCTCAGTCCTTCGAAGGCCTGTGGAATGCGCATGCGCAAATCGGTATCGGCTTCCATCACGGCGGCGGTCGGTGGAATGGTGGCGTTGTCAGCGGCCCGGAGCACCAGACGCTCGACGTTGAAGTTCGCGGCCAGCTGATCCAGATCGTTTCCGGTTGCATAGGCCACCATGACGGCGCGGGCAGATTCGTTGATCCGCTGACGCAGGATCAGTTCGCGGTAAGCATTCTCCTGCAGCAATTTGACCAGCGGTTCGGATTCCAGCGTCAACGTACGGCTGATGGCTTCCTGCTGGTCAGCGGGATAGAGCGAAATCAGCGTACTTTTACGTTCCTCAAACAGGTTTTCATAGTCCAGTTCCTCGACCACATCGGGGGCCGGTAACTGGCTCAAATCGATCGTTGCCATAGTGTCAGCTCACAGGAATATTGAGAGAAAAATCCGTCGCCGTATCGCTACGGCTTCCGGTCAGTTCCACCACCATCTTGCCGGTGTAATCGGTGTCGAAAGTGATAGCGTTCAGAGAAATACGCGGTTCCCATTGCAGCAGCGCGGTGTAGCAAATCGCCATCATTTGCAGGCGCAGTGCGCCGTTTTGCGGCTGGTCAGTCAGTTCTGAAAGCAACGAACCGTAATTGCGGCGCATCACACGTGAACCCACCGGCGTGTTCAAAATATCGCTGACCGACTGCCTGATATGCTCGAGGTCTTCAATCGCCTTGCCGCTGTCTCTGGCCATGCCTGTGTATTTCGGATTACTCATTGCGGAACTCCGGTTTGGCCGTTGCCGGTTTGCACGCCGCTGTGGCGATGCGTATGCACAACGATGCCGTTAGATGTCAGACTGCCGCCGCTGTGGGTGAGATTGCCTGTCAGCGTGCCGCCCTGTTTCACTTCCAGCGTTCCGGCCGTCAGTTTGCGGGTGCAGACCACTTCCGGGGTATCAAGGGTGATGCGCGTGCTGGCGGTGCAACGGATTTCCGGTGCGGTGACGTCCACTTTTTGTGTGGCGTTGACCACGGCGGTTTTGATGCCAGTGACTTTCAGCGCACTGCCGGACGGCTCGTATTCAATAACCGCTCCGTCCGGGAAGGCCAGATGAATAGCATCTGCCGACACTGACGGCGCAGGCATGGCATCGGAAAACACCGCCGGTAAGACGAACGCGGTGTTCAGCTCACCGCCGAGCGACAGCAGCAGAACCTGTTCGCCGGGCGAAGGTGCCCACCAGCTGCGCGTGCGGCCTGCACGGTGCGTCATCCACGGCAGCCAGGCCGTGACGTTACTGCCGGTAGTGACGCGGCAGCGCGCGTTTGGCAGATCCAGTTCGGATACCGTTCCGATGCGTACCAGATTGCCAATCAGCCGCATGATTTCGTTGAGTTGGAGATGTGTATTCATGGGATAAAGGATGCCGTTTCAGAGGGTTGGGCGACAATCGAAGACCGCCCGCTAACGGATGGCACAACGAATGTCAGCGGGTTACACGGTCCAGCTGCTGATCAGTTCTCCGTTGAGGTAAACCTGGCGCGGCAGCGCGACGTTCTCCGGCAGCGGCGGCTCGGGTAAATGCGTAATCGTACGCACGTCATCCTGATCGGCGACCTGCACCCGTTCAGTCAGTTGCAGCATCAAGGTCAGGCTGTGCTCCTGCTGAGTGAAGGTAAAATCGCTCAGCCGGTGGCTGGCGTTACCGAGGATCTCGGGCTGGTTGACCCGCAGCCAGCCGAGGATCGTCACCACCACCTGATCGACCAGTTGTTCACTGAGCAGCGCGTCGTCGTCCGTGATGGTCAGCGTCAGCGGGTAGCGATATTCAAAGGACAAAGAAGCCGCCGCAGTGGCCACCACATAGCCCTGACCCGTGATGAGTACCAGTTTTTCAGGGGCAAACTGAAACAGTGGGATCTGCTCAATCAGCCGTTGTTGCAGTTGATTCGGTTTTTGCATGTTGTGCCTCCTGACACGTTTTGATGGCTTCCACCTGCAGGCCGCAGTTGAGCAGCGCAGATTCGAGTTGGAGAATATCGGCGCTCAGATCCCCGTTAGTCGCTGGTTGCGCGGGCGGTACCGGGCACGGACTGACTGCCGGACAGCCAACGTAAATAATCGCCGGTGCTGTTGAATGCGGGGCGCTGGTGCAGCCGGCTAACAGCAGCAGGCAAAGCGGTGTCAGCCCAAAGACGCAATTGCGGATCGTCATGAAGTTCTCCCTGCCGTTGATGTTCGCGGGTTTGCATCGCCCGTTGAGCGGTGCTCAGATTTTCACGTAACACCAGCTCTGCTCGTTCCCGCTGGCGCATCTGCTGGTTAAGTGTGGCGATCAGCGTTTCACGTTGTTGCAGCTGCGCTTTAAGGGCATCCCGCTGCTGGCCAGTGAGGGTTAAATCGTGTTGCAGCGAGCGGTTGGAAAGCAGCAGGACGCCGGTCAGCAGCGTTAATACCGCGAGAAGAGCCAGAATCCAGCGCATCTACACCCCCTTCAGACACAGATTCAGTTCGGCGTTACGCCTGCGCTCAAGCCCGTTGCTACGTTCACCGTTGACGAAAACCCAGCGCGGTAACTGCCCGCAGGCTTCCCGCCATTGCTGTTTATTGATGAAGTACGCCAGCGTGGATTTGCAGGCGGCGGTGGCGCCGACGTTGAAGCTGAAAGAGACCACTGCGTCATAGACCGGCTGCGGCATGGTCACGGGCATACATTTTTTGATCCCCCGTTCAGTTTTCTGAATATCCTCAAGCAGATTTTTCGCCGCCTGTTGTTCGGTTATGGCGCCCGCCGGTTTGACTCCCGCCGTATGGCCGATACCGCTGGTCCACACGCCCGCACTGCACTGATAGGGTTGCAACTGACAGCCTTCGAAATCGGTGATAAGGCGAAGTCCGTCCTCCGAAACCTGCAATGACAAATACCCAGGCAGCGCGGTCATCAGCCCTAACACCACGGCGGCGCTGCAACGCTTAAGAGTTGAGGTTTTCATAGATGTCTTTGCTCAGGCCCTTACGCGCCAGCAGCTGGTAGCTTTTACGCCGGTAGTACCAGTTAATTAAAAAAGTGCCGATGCCGACGGCCGAGCCGATCAGAAAGGCAATGTCCTGCGATGTCATACTCGCCAGCCAGGTGAGCGAAGTGGCGATGAAGTATGCGCAGGCGGAGCTGATGCGTTCTGTATTCAGTCCCATAATTTGAGGGTTTCCTGAACCGGTTGTTCGGCAATATCGGGCATTTCAATCGCTGTCCCGTGGGGAAGCAGCGGTCCTAAATCTGCAACGCCTTTATTGGCCGCAAAGACTTTTTCGACCACAACTGCGGTTCGGCCGTAATAGCGCCAGCACAGTGAATCGAGGGTATCGCCTTGTTGTGCATAAAATTTCATTGGGGTTCTCCGCAAAATGAATGAAATCGTCAGGAGGTGATTTCAGTCTGCGCAAGAGGGAGGAAAGCGGCAATCAGGGAGGGTTGTGAAACTATTGGCACAACAGGAAAGGGGAAAACAGGGGAAATGGCGGGGCGCTTAGTCCGGCCTGAGCTGGGAAGGGTAAGCGCCGGGTACGTTGACTAACACCGCCGGTCATATCTGGCGATCAGTGGGCGTCGTCAGTGCTGCCATTGTAATAGAGCGCATCGTGATGTTCCTCGGTCAGCGCCTGGCTGGCCAGCTCTGAAATCAGAGACATTACGACAAGAAATTCTTGTGGATTACATTGCGCCGTCTGCGAAATGTCCGCGATCAGCTGTATCCTGGACAACGTTAGCTCTTGTTTAGTCAGGTTTTCCATTTTCTCCCCTCGCCAGATACTGTGTTTATATACAGTATTCTTTAATTGATCTAATACGTCAACACTCCGGGCATTTTAAAATTTATAATTCATTGAATTGATGGATTAATTTTTATTAGTCTGGTTTTTGAATGATTCCCATGTCCCGACGACGGATTGCGGTTCCACAGTTATTGCCAGAACTCCAAGGCGGGTAAAAGGCAGCGTTTTTCAGCGATTTTTCCTGAGGCGGCAGCCGGTGACGGACGATGCGCCAGCTTTCGGTATGCGTCAGAAATATCCGCGATGCACCGAGATGCGGAGCATATATCCCGACAACTTTTTGCCGGGGTTCATCGTAGGCATTGAGCTCTTCACTCGGCTGACG